CCATGATTAAATCTCCAAATCCCAATTCGACGCGCCGCCGTCCCAGACTGACTGCCCGGCATCCCACACGCTGATCAGTTGCTGGTAGGCGAACTGCACGACGGTATGCGCCGGCATGTAGCCGCGGATCAGGCATTCGAGCATGTCGTTGCCCCAGCTACGCAGGCGCTCGCGCGTCGCCGACTGCCCGACCCGGAAGGCGATGATCTTCTGGTTTTGCTCCCACGACGTGACGCGCCAGTAGAACATCCACTCCTCGCCGTAGAGCGGCTGGCTGGTGCGGTTCTGTCCGACCCGGAAAGCGTTGAACTCGTCGATGGTGATCGTGAAGCCGATGGCCGCGGCGATGTCGATGAAGTATTGCCGGCTCTGCCCGCCACGCGCCGCGAGCTTGGCGAGGATCGCAAGCCGCCGCTCCTGAATGGTATCGAGCGGGCCGGTGCACGGATCAGGCAGGCCGCAGATGCGCTCCCAATCGGTCAGCGTTTCGAGCGCGGTGCCGGGATAGCTTTCGGCGAGCAGGTCGCAGTCGCGCTGGTGGACGCGCGCGTACTCGACCGCGAGTCCCTCGATGGTGCGCATCAGCACGCTGTTCGGATCGCGCGACCACGCCCAGCCCCACGGCAGCAGGTCGGCGATGGCCTGCGCGTAGTCGGCCGGCGAGAAGCCGCAGACCGGTTGCCGCTCCTGATCGGCGGTGCGCGTCGGATCGCGGGCGAGGTCAAGCCTCATGCGTAGGTCACCGAGTCGAGCACGACGATCTCGCCGATGCCCGGCGTGGTCTGCCCGGCCGGCTGATCGAGGACGAAGCGCTCGACGCCGGCCGTGATGCCGATCGCCGTAGACCACTGCGAGAGGTAGATCGGCAGGTTCGGCTCGGCCTCGGCGAGAATCATCTGGGCGAGGTTCTCCTCGATGGCGCTGCGGATCGCCGGGGTGTCGGGCTCAAGCGCGCTGATTACCACCGGTACCGGGTACGGGATCGGCGCCGCGACATAGACCTTGGCGGTGACCGGGCGGCGCACGTCGATGTAGTCGGCGACGATCTGCACGTCGGCCGGCGTAGGGATGCCGGCCTGATCGGCGCGCACATCGTCCATCATGAAGCGGACCGTGACGCTGCCGACGCCCATCTCGAGTGGATAGCACCACGCGCGCGTTACGCCCGGCACCTCCAGCGCCCAGCGCACGTAGTCGAAAGCGGCGCCGCCGTGCGGCGGCATCTGGATGCGCATCAGCACGGCTTGCAGGAGGAGCTGGTCGCTCTGCTCGTCGGCGCCGCCGGCCAGCGGATCGCCGACCACGCCCTGTACCGCGACCCCGGCGTAGGTCATCAGCAGGTTGAGTTGCGTGCCGGTCGTCGCGTTGCTCTGGGCGCCGAGCGTCTGCGCCTCGACGGCGATGGTGACCGAGCCGCCGGCCTCGGAACCGCCGTCGATGGTCGTGTACCGCACGCCATCGGCGCGCTCCATGATCGCGCCCGCGCCTATCCGCGCGCCGGGCTGTGCCGCGAACACCGCGGTCCCCATCGCGCCCGCCGCCGGGATGCGCTTGACGCCCCAGATCGACGCCCAGCGATCTAGGAACTCCTGCTCGGCGGTATCGGGGAACAGTTGCCGGAAGCTCCAGTCGAGCCGGCCGTAGAGCAGATGGGCGATGCCCGCCTCGACCTCCGAGAAGGCCCGCAGGTTGTTCACGCGCAGGCGCGTGTCGGCGCCCGGCAGCTTGTTGACGAGATCGTCGGCGACGCGGCGCCGGATCTCGCCGAGAGTGGGTCTAGCGAACGGCATAAAACAGTTGCCCCCATGCCCAGCTATAGTTGCGTTGCAGGAGCAGCTTGCGCTCCCGGGAGATGATCACATCGACATCGAGCCGGCCCGGCGCGCTGACGTTCCACGCCGCGGTGACGACGACCGAGTCGGCAACGTCATCGTCGAGCATCCATTGCAGCGCCTCGCGGCAGTAGTCCTCGGCCCGGCGCCGCGTCTCCTCGGTCTGCTTCTCGCGGGAGATCAGCCAGAGACGCGAGCCGATATTGCCGCCGCCGGGCGATTCCCAATCGGCCCACCAGCCGCGCCGGTCGCCATCGGCGGGATCGGGTAGCGGATCGGCTTCGAGCGCGAGGCGATCGGTGAACAGCGAGATCGTCGCCGCAGTTTCGAGGTCGCGCCCGCTCACGAGATCGGGCGGCATGAACTGCCAGTCGCCCTGTAGCAGCCACGGGTCCCAACTCGTGCGGATGTCGGATAGCTGGGTAACCGGCGGCTCGGACGGGACGCCGAACACGGCGCGGTACTCGGTGATGCGGATGTCGTGCGGCGCCTGCTCGATCACGCGCACGCGCCCGTCCTCGGTCACCCGAACGACGTTACCCTTGGAGGGATCGACCGGCGGCGTCGCGAACTGAGGGACCGGGCTGGGCAGCATCAGTCGTGCGCCTCCGCGCCGTTAGGCTGCGGCGGGGCCGGCGGGACTTCGGCCGGCTGGCCCTGCGGAAGCTGCTGTTGCGGCGCGACCTGCTGGGTAATGCGCAGGAACGTGTTCATCGACTCGCGTAGCGGCCGCTCGGCGAGTACCTGCAAGATCAATTGGATGTCGCTCATCGGCAGCATCAGCGTGTGCGTGGTGCTGGACAGGGGGATGTTCATGATCAGACCGTCCTTTCGGTGATGGTCATTCCTGAGTAGAGCGAGCCGCCGAGGATGCGGTTGGCGGATGTACCGTTGATGTGGACCGGCACGCCCGAGTTGGTGCCGATGTAGAGCGTGAAGGTGGTAGACGCCGCCGCGTTGCTCGGCAGCAGCCGGTCGATCACGACCTGAATCGGCCAGTTGTCGTTGCCCGGGATACCTTCGCCAGTACCGACGCAGACGCCATCGCGGAACAGCGCCATCACGACGACGGCATTGGTGCCGCCCATGACGTTGACGAGCGCCTCGACCTTCAGCTTGGAGGTCGCGCTTTGCGGGATGATGGTCGTCGTATAGATCAGCGCGCCCGCCGCCTGCGTCGGCAGCACGTCAGTGTTGTAGGCGTAGGTGCCGGTCTTGGTAGGCTGCCACGCAGCAGAGCGCCCATCGACCGTCTGAAGGAATCCGGCCGCGGGGCCGGGCGCACCCTGCGGGCCGACGATGCCCTGTCCTTGTTCCCAAATGTCGAGCGTCGCCGGTTGCCACGCGCCGCGGTAATAGTTCTGGACGTTCCAGCCGTTGATGTAGAAGCCCTGCGAGGCTTGGCAGCCCGCCCGGATTTCGAACGTATGCGCGCCCGCCGCCAGCACGCCTTCCCATTCGAGAATGGTTGACTGAGGCGCGTTCGCGCCCGACGTGACGCTGATCGCGCGAAGCGCATTGGTCTGGTTGTCGATGAACAGCGCCGTCTGCACGTTGGCGCCGCCGTCGGTGCCGTAGTAGGCGACGAACTTCAGCTTGACCTTGTGCGTTGCATCCACCGCGGTGAAGGTGGTCTGAAAAATCCGGTAGCCTTGCGTGATGGTCGGCGGCGCCGTCTGCGCCACCATCTGGTCGGTATGGCCAGCCGTCTCGGTGTTCTCCAGATGAACCGGCGCGGCGACAGGGCCGCCGCTTGGGCCGGCCGGTCCCTGCGGCCCGACCGCGCCGACGCCGATCTCGCGGATCGTCATGGTCGAGCGCATCATGCCGCCGCCCGTCGCCAGCCCATTGAGGCCGTTCAACCACGCGGCAGCAGCATTGCCACCGAAGCGCACGCTGAAGGTGTGCTGGCCCGCCGGCAACACGCCCTGCCAGTAGACGCGGATCGGCGAATTCGACCACGTCGCATTGAACACCGCACTAGCTTGCGCGACCGCGGTAGCACCGCCGTCGATGAACAGTCCGGCGCCGCCCGTCAAAGCCGTTCCGCCGTTGCCCATCGGGAGGGTGATGTCGACCTCGATGGGATGCGTCGCATCGACTGCCGTGAAGTTGCGCGTAAATACCTGCGTGCCCTGCGTGATCGGCATCGGATTGTTGGTGCCGAACGAGGCAACCGTCCCGTCCGACATCAGCGCGCTGGTGCTGTCGTAGGTTGGCGTCGCGACCGAGCCGGTAGAGGTTCCTTGCAGGCCGGACGGGATCAGCTTCTTGCCGACCGGGATGGTGCCGCCGACCGCGAGCACCGGGGCGTTGGCGGTGCCGGCGTAGCCGAGATTGATCAGGCCGACTTGGTTGGCGTTGACCGCGTAGACCTGCCCATAGAAGCAGCTCTCAACGTAGACGACCTGCCCGACCGCGTACCATAGCGAGCCGATCCCCAGCCCCACGTCGATGACCTGCGGGTTGCCGACGCCGGGCACGGTGTTGGCGATGCTCACCGCCGAGATGCCGTTGTAGCCCTGCGCCTTGACGAAAGCGGTGGTCGCAATGCTCGTGTCGTTGTCAGCGGTGAGCGGCGTCGGCGCTTTCGGGTCGCCCGTGAAGGTCGGCGAGGCCAGCGGCGCGTAACCCTTCGCCAACACCCACGCCGTGGTGGGCACCGTCTGGTCGTTCGATGCGCTCGGCGGATCGAGCGGCAACCCCATCGTCAGGTCATGCCTGAACGAGAAGTGACCGACATCGGTGCCGGTGTCGTTCAGGCTGCGCAGGTAGAGGTTGCCGTCCGTCCAACCGACAGCATCCCAGCGCTTGCTGCCAACGGCAGCGCCCGTGTTTGTCCATGCAACGAAGGGCGTGGTCCCACTAGTCGCCGTGAGAGAGGGCGTGACTAGCGCGCCCGACAGCGTGCCGCCGGTCAGTGGGAGATAGCTGCCGAGAGCGCGTTGCACGAAGAAGGTATTCGCAATCGAAATGTCGGCATCGCCAACCGGCGCGGTCGGTGCCGTAGGATCGCCGGTAAAGGCCGGGCTGTTGATCGGCGCGCCGCCCGCGATGGCGGCGATGGCGGCGTGGACGAACGCCGTGGTCGCGAGGCTCGTATCGTTGTCGTTCGGCGCGGGCGTCGGCGCCGTCGGGTTGCCGGTGAAGGCCGGGCTGGCGAGCGGCGCGTAGCCGGACAGGTTAGGCTGTGCGATGGCCGCTAGGTTGACCGCGACGACGCGCCCGTGCTGATCGACCTGAATCATCGGGACGTGGGTAGCGTCACCGTAGGTTCCGGCCGCGCCGGCATCCTCCAGTTGGATCGTCGGGACCGGCGCGCCGCCCAGTACGACGATCCCGGTACCGCCGATGATGGCGGTCAGGAACGGCGTGAGATCAGGCTGCATCTTCTGCTTGAGCGCCACGATATTGGCGCGCCGCGATGCGCTGCCTTGGCTGACCTCGATGGAGTCGGTGTCGTTGAGGACCGTTACGGGGTCTAGTTCGGAGATGCGGACCTGAAGCTGCGTGCCATCGGCGGCGCGCGCGACCGGCGCAGGCGGTGCCCCCTTCGGCGCGCGTTGCCGGGGCGGCAGGGTAGTGGTCGGTGGTGCCATGCGGATGCTCCCCCCTACGGACCGACGTGGCCGTGCGGCGCGTTGATGGTGTCGGCGGTGATCACCTGAGTCGCGGTGATGTTGCCGTCGAGATTTAAGTTGCCCTTGAGCCAGAAATCGGACGCCCCGCCGCCCTCGGCCTGCGTCAGCGTCCCGTCGATCTCGACGTTGCCCTTGAGCAGGATGGCCGGCGACTCGACGGTGGTTTTCTCGGTCGCCTTGATCGTCGCCTGCTTGGCGTTGACGACGACATCCTCCTCGGCGTTGACCACGAGGTGCTTGGTGGTCACCTCGACGGTGTTGTTGCGCCGCAGGACAATCGAATCGCCCTCGTCGGTGTAGATCGCGACCTCGCCCTCGGCGAGCCCGGTAAAGCGCGAGTTGCGGTCATCGGTGCCGACGACCACGCCGTGATCGCGCCCGCCGCCCATGAACAGCACGATGACTTCGCTCTGGCGCGGCGCGTGTCCGCTGAAGCCGTAGTTCTGGAACCGCTCGACCGCGACCTTCTGCTCCTCGTAGAGCAGCGAGACCTGCACGCGCTGCATGCCGGGGTCATCGTTGGTGTCGGCGATGATGCCGCGCGCCGTCATATTCATGACGCGGCGGTTAACTTCGCGGATTTGCTGCTGGGTCATCCGTCCACCTTGGTTGGTATCCAGTCCTTGAACTGATCGCCGCCGCCGCCGGTACCCTTGGCCGCCTTCGGCTTGCGCACCTTCTCGGGCAGGAAGGCGTCGGGCAGCGTCAGCGAGAGCGACGTTTTTTCACCGCCATCGTCGTACGTGTAGGTGATCTCGCCGATGATCAGATCGCGCTCTAGCTCCAGCCACGGCGCCTTGACCGAGACCATCTGGTTGGTCTCCCACAGCCCGCCGCCGTCCTGCTGGCGCCAGCCGTTGACCACGATGGTTGCCTTGGTGGCCTCGGCCTTGCGGCGGCGGATTTCCCAATCGGCGCGCTTCTCGGCGATGGCGTCGTCGGCCTGCGCCTCGGCGACGATCACCAGCGGGCGGTAGCGCGTAATCTCGGGATCGCCGATCGCGCCGTGGATCTCGGTGAGGGACTTGGGATTGCCGCGCCGGGTGTGGCCGCTGCGCGGATCGCGCCGTAGCTCGGCGAAGGCCCGGTGCCGCGCGCCCGGGTTAGCGATGCCGGCTAGCCGTGCGGCGGTATGCCGATAAAAGTCTGGGGGTGGTTCTTCGTCGTCATCGACGGTTGTTGGGGCGTCGTCGTGGGACTTGTTGTCGTTGCCGGGTCGCTGGGCCTTGACGTGGATCTCGGAGAACCGCTTGGAGTCGTCAAGGTCCGCGCTGGCTGAAAGGATGTTCTTGCCGTGGCGAAGTTCCGTGGTAGCGCGCCCGGTACCTGCGCGCGTGAGGACAAGGTTGCCATCCGCGTCATCAGTGACCAGAAGCTCTTGCAGCCGTGACAGTCTTTCGACCAGAGCAAAGTTCGTCTCCCCTTGCTGGACCTGAACCTCGGCCTCGGGCTCGCCGTCGTTCATGATCTTGACGGTGAGCTTGTAGGGTTCGGCCAACTTCTTCGCGATCTGGCCCACCGTCAAGCCGCGGAATTGCCCGCCGTCAACGAGGATCGAGCAGTCGACGAAATCGCACGTCTTCGACCGCCCGGAGATCGAGACGTTGTGCGAGCCGGCGTCGTAGGACGGCTTGTAGGCATCGACCCAGCCGGTCAGCAGGACGGCGTTCTCGTAGCGGAGCTCACACGCCATGCCCGGCTCGATCTGCCACGGCTTGTCCTCGACGCTCCACCTTTCCGACACCGACAGGTCGAAGTCGCTGGTCGCGCGGAGCAGGCCGCGGGTAACGCGCACGGTTTTCCAGCCGCCGTACTCGGTGCCGTCGATGTAGAGGGTTACCCGGGCGGTCATACTGCGAGCACCCGCCCGGTGTAGGGCAGGAAGGCCGGGTTGCGCGCGCGCACGCGCAAGCACACCTCGAGGTCGCGCCCGGTGTCCTGATACATCCGCCACGCCAAGCCGAGCGAGTTGGCAGCGTCCGGCCCGGGCACGCGATAGCGGACCAGCGGCGTCAGGTTAACCGACCGCTCTCGGATGAGATGGGTGATCTCGGCGCGTAGCGACGCCAGCGCCGAATAGACATCATCGTTGCCGGCCGCGGCAGCTAGCGCCTCCACCGCGATGAAGGATTGCCCGATCGTATCGAGCAGTTCCATCGCCTGATCGTAGTTGTCCATCGCGACGCCCGGGACGGCATAGCCGACCTCGCGCAGGGCAAGGCAGCGCGCATAGGCGTCGTAGGACAGCGCGTTGATCCGGCGCTGCTCGATCATCGGCAGCCGATAGGTAGCGGTGCCGGTCATCGCGAGTCGCGTGTCGCTGCTCGGCGGCGGCGGCTGTTGCGTACCGGCGAAGGGTTGCCCGTCGAGACGGAGCGCCGTCTGGACGATCTGCGGCGCCGCGAACATCAGCATCGACGACACGACCGGCAGCGCATCGCCGGCATCGGTGTACGCGCTGAACACCGCGTCGGTCGCCGCGGCTAGGGCCGGCGCGTCGTTAGCGAGTGCCGGCGCATTGGTAACGAGATAGTCGAGCGACCTGTCGAGTGGACCCTGATCGACGCCGGGCGCCGGGAGCCGGGCAATCGCGAGTTGCCCGCCCAGCGTCACGATCTGCTGGACCGCGGCGGTCGTCAGGTAGGAACCGCCGCCGGCCGTGGTGAAACCGTTGGTGAGGCTGGTCATCGCCTTGCTGCCGAGATCGAGCGCGGCGCTGGCAACCGTGCTCACGATGTCGGCGAGCGAGCCCGGCTCGCGTAGCTGCCCGGCTTCGGCGAACTCGAATGACAGCGCGACGTAGCGGCCCTTGTCGTTCTGCTCGGTGTGCGAGAACTTGCGGCACACCGCCTGCACGATGCCGATGGTCGGGTGGATGAGCGGCCCCGGTCCCGCCATCTCGCAGACGGCGACCATCGCGGTACGCAGGATCGGGTAGGTATCGCCGATCAGATAGCCGTTGAAATGCCACACGCGCTGCTGGCGGCCCATGTCCTCGGCATAGGGTACGTCGCGCCCGGGATACTGGTGATCGGCCCAGCGCCGGCCGTGATCGCCACCGTAGTTGTCGGTGAAGAACGGCACGCCGCGGAACGACGCCGCGCGGAGCAGTTGTTTCCAATCGCTCATGGCATCACCGTCGCCGACGGCCCGACATTGACCTCGGCGGGCCGGCCGCCGGTCTGCTCAGTGCTGGTGTTCGCCGTCGCGCCCGGCGGCAGCAGCACCTGAATTCTGGTGTTGGACTCGACCTTGGCCGGGAGCGGCCCGACGCCCGGGCCAAACAGCAGCGGGTTGTACGGCGTGGCGCCACCCGTGAACATCGTGTTGGCGCTGGCGCCTACGTTGGTCGCTATGCCCTTGACGCCATCCGCTGCCTGCTTGGCGGCGTTCGGGATGGTGCTGGTGAAGAAGTTGGCGATGCCGTCCGTCACCTTTCGCAGGCCGGGGATCGCGTCGATCATGCCGGCGATCAGCCCGCCGATAAGGTCGAAGCCGATCTTCGTCATGGTCTTGACGAGATCCATCATCACCAGCGTGACCTTGACCGCTAGCTGGCCCCAATCGACCCCGGCGAGCGCCGTCACCAGTTGCTGGCCGAGCCGCGCGCTCCATACCGTGAAGTCCCAGATCGCGTTCAACTCCAGCAAGATCGCCTGCCCGAAAAGCGTGCCGATAGTTTTACCCACGCCGGCCCAGTCGATGGCCTTGATGCCGTCCCACGCGGCAGAGACCTGCTGGATGATGAACTCGCCAAGCTGAATCTCGGCTTGCCATAGCGCCATCATCGCGGCGCCGAGCATCTGCGCGGCCGAGCGGCCGACGCCCGCCCAATCGATGCCGCCGAAGAAGTTCACGAGGAAGTTGAACGTGTCGATGCCGGCCGTCTTGAACACGTTCCAGATCGCGACGACGCCGCCACCAACGCCGCCGGTCTTGAAGCCTTGGCTAACCGCATCGACCGACCGCGATGCCCATGATCCCAGATCGCGCGCCGCCTGTGCGACGGTCGTGGTGAGACCGGGCACTTCCTTGTCCAGCCAACTGATGATGCTGCCCCAGTTCTGGTAGATCGCGACGCCACCCGCGACGAGCGCGCCGATCAGCAACGCCCACGGCCCAAGCACGCCGGCTACCGCGACGCCGAGCGAGATCAGCGAGGTCGTGAT